AAGAAAATGCAGACGAACTTATTATGAAATTTTGGTTGCCTTCAAGTTTAATAGTAAAAAATGAAGTAGAAATCCATCCTAGCTCAATTCTAGCTGTTATGGAACCGAAAGAAGAAATGAAAGAACTATATTTTAATTTCTTGAATGGATTGGATGTAAATGCTAATCTAAGCGTAGAAGATATCTTAGAAGGAATAGATGCCAAGAACACTAAGAAGATACACTAATATTTAGATATCTATAGATCAACCGGGGTACATACTTATCTTATTTTTATTTTTTTAAAAAGTAAAGCTTTATTTTTTGAGTGTTTACTTATATAATTCTACTATAAATTGAATTAACGGAGGATTATATGACCAAACCAGTAAAAAACAACTACATCAACAACGTGGATTTCTTAGACGCTCTTATTTCTTATAAGAAGTCTTGCGATTTAGCGAAAGCTTCCGGTTCTTCTAAACCTAAAATTCCTAATTACATTGGAGAATGTTTTCTCAAAATTGCAGAAAATTTGGCAAAACGTCCAAACTTTTATGCGTATACATTCAAAGAAGAAATGGTTTCTGATGCAATAGAAAACATGCTTATGTATTTTGAGAATTTTGATCCTGATAAGTCTAAAAATCCTTTTGCATATTTCACTCAAATTTCTTGGTATGCGTTTGTTCGGAGAATCGCCAAAGAAAAAAAGCAACAATATATAAAGTATAAAGTTACTGAATCGTTTGGAGCTTTAGACGAAGGAGAATTATTGGAATTGGGTAATGGAGAAATCAAACAATTAGAAGTATACGAAAATATGTATGACTTTATAGAAAAATACGAAGAAACAGAATTTAAAAAGAAACCCCTAAGCGAAAAAACGAAAGGTGTAGAACTTTTCATGGACGAGATTATAGAACAATCTCTTGGAGAAACTAATGAATAAACAAACCTTATTGAAAGTGTTAATTATATTCACTGTAGCATTGTCTACCGTGACAATATACAATTACCTTACATCCCCTAAAGAAAAAGAAGAATACGTTACTTCTTATACTAGATTTATTAATATCGTTAAACACGACGGAATCTTTAAAGTAAGAATGCAAGGAAATAATATCCATGTACTTACAAAAACTGGAGAAGAGTTTACCGTAAATGCTCCCGATCAAGATCAACAATTGATTAACGATTTGTTGGCGCATAATGTAGACGTTTTAGTTCTTGACCCTCCTAAGAGGAGTTTTTTTGTTGATTTATTTTTTAGTCTTCTTCCGGTATTATTGTTAATTGCTGTTTGGATTTGGATTGCTCGTAAGCAATCTGGCGGTAGATTAGGTTCTATTGGTAACTCTAAAGCAAAACTTCTAGAAAAAGACGAAAATAATTCTGTATCTTTTTCTGATGTTGCTGGTTGTGATGAAGCAAAAGAGGAATTAAAAGAAATTATTGATTTCTTACAAAACCCTGAAAAGTTCAATAAACTTGGCGGAAAGGTTCCTAAAGGAGTTCTATTAACTGGAGATCCAGGAACCGGAAAAACCTTACTTTCAAAAGCTGTTGCTCACGAAGCTGGTGTTCCTTTTTATTATTGTTCTGGTTCTGATTTTGTAGAAATGTTTGTTGGTGTTGGTTCTTCTAGGGTTAGAGACATGTTCGCAGAACTAAAGAAAAATACCTCAGCTATTCTGTTCATAGATGAAATTGATGCTGTTGGTAAGTCTAGAAGTGCTGGAATGGTTTCCAACGACGAAAGAGATCAAACGCTTAACGCTTTATTGGTAGAAATGGATGGATTTGGTACCAATTCAAGAATTATAGTTATTGCCGCTACTAATAGACCAGACATTTTAGACAAAGCCTTATTAAGACCCGGAAGGTTTGATCGTCAAATTTCTGTTAGTTTACCAGACCTTAACGGAAGAAAACAAATTCTTGACGTACACACAAAGAATATACCATTAAACGGAAATGTTAATCTAGAACATATTGCTAGAGGAACTTCTGGGTTTTCTGGGGCAGAATTGGCTAATTTAGTTAACGAAGCAACAATTTTCGCTTCTAGGGATGGTGCAGAAGAGGTATCATCACAACATTTTGAACGGGCAAAAGATAAAGTATTAATGGGGGTAGAGAGGAAAACTTTTGCGATGTCTGATGAAGAAAAACGAATGACCGCATATCATGAAGCTGGGCATGCAGTGGTAGGATACTACTGTAAAGAACACGACCCAATATATAAAGTTTCTATTGTGCCTAGAGGAAGAGCGTTAGGTATTACTATGTTTTTACCAGAAAGAGATTCTGTTTCTATGTCTAAAACTAAATTAGAAAGTCAAATCTCTTCTTTATATGGCGGTAGGATAGCAGAAGAGTTATATGCAGGTTATGAATCTATTACTACTGGCGCTTCTAACGATATTGAGAGAGCGACGGCTATAGCAACAAAGATGATTACCGAATGGGGTATGAGTAAAAAGCTTCCTCCTATTAAATTTGTTGATGAAGGTAATGGTTTTGGTGGTGGTCCTCAGTTCAAACAAGGGATGGAAGAAATTACAACATTAGTCCAAAAAGAGATCCAAGCGATTATCAATAAGAATTATAAGTCTGCTGAAAGGATTTTGAAGAAACATTGGTCAAAAGTTGAAATTATGGCAGAAATGCTTATGCAATATGAAACTATTGACTTTAATCAAATAGAACAAATAATGGCACAATAATGTATGAAAATAGCAATTCTTGGAGATACCCATTTTCTGGTTCGTAATGGGTCTAAATCTTTTAATAATTATTTTGAACGGTTTTACGAAAACGTATTTTTTCCATATTTAATTAACAATAATATTAAAACGGTAATACAAAGCGGAGACCTTTTCGACAATAGAAAAAACGCACATTTGCAGGGGTTGTCGGAATGCAAAAAGTATTTTTTTGATAAATTTGAAGAATTAGACATTAGATTAATTACTTTAGTTGGTAATCACGATTCATTTTATCGTGACAATATCGAGGTGAATTCTCAAAATCTTCTTATTAAAGAATACGGAAACGTAACTATTGTTGACAAACCTAAACAAATAGAACTAAACGAAGTTCCAATAACTATTATTCCTTGGATATGTAAAGATAATTACGACGAATGTTTTAATGTAATTAGCGAAAGTAAGTCTGATATTTGTTTTGGGCACTTAGAACTCAGAGATTTTGCTATGCATAAAGGTATTCTTTGCGATGATGGTATGTCTCCGGAACTGTTTGATAAATTTGAATTTGTAATGACTGGGCATTACCATCATAGGTCTAATAGAGGAAATATATATTATGTCGGCACTCCATATGAATTAACTTGGCACGATGATTCTGACCCCAAAGGGTTCCATATTTTTGATTTAAATTCTAGAGAATTAGAATTCATCCAAAATCCTTATAAAATGTTTAATAAATTGTATTATGACGATTTATTGAAAGAAGAAGAAATTAAATCTAATATAGAGAATTTTGAATTAGAAAGATATACTAATTCTTATATTAAGGTTGTAGTAAAAAATAAAGAAAACCCATACTTGTTTGATTTATATGTAGATAGCTTATATAAAATCAACCCCATAGATTTAGTTATAATAGAAGAAATTTCAGAGGTATTGAATGAAGAATTAAACGATATTGATGAAACCGAAGACACTATGACGATATTGGCGAAGTTTGTTGACAATATTAAAACAAAAGATTTAGAATCCAACAAACTTAAAGGTATTCTAAGTTCTCTATATAATGAAGCGTTATCCCTAGATACAATATGATAATTTTTAAAAAAGTAACAATGCGCAACTTTTTCTCTGTTGGTAATAGCCCAGTAGAGATAAACTTGGACACACACAAAAAGACTTTAGTTATTGGTAAGAATGGAGCGTCCAAGAGTTCTTGTATGCTCGATTCTATTGTATTTGCTCTCTACGGAAAACCTTTTCGTAAGACTAATAAACCCAATATTGTAAACAGTATTAATAAATCCGGTCTATTGGTAGAATTAGAATTTTCTATAGGAAGTAGAAATTATAAAGTTATCCGTGGCATAAAACCTGGAATTTTTGAAATATACCAAAATGGTGTTCTGATAAACCAAGACGCCAAAACAAAAGACTATCAAGAATACCTTGAAAAGTATATTTTGAAAACTAATTACAAATCCTTTATTAATGTTGTAATATTGGGTTCCGCTAGATATACTCCGTTTATGAGTATGTCTGCTTCTGATCGTAGGGCGATTATTGAAGAATTGTTGGATATTCAGATTTTCTCTACTATGAACGTTCTCCTAAAGGACAAAGCTTCAAAGTTGAAAGAAGACCTAGCGACACAAAACTATAATATTGACCTAACAAAAGAAAAAATAGATTTACAGAAACAGAATATACAAGAACATAAAGATAAAACAAAAGAGCAAATAAAACAAAAATTAGAAGAGATAGATAAATCGAACATACAAATAGAAAAATCTCAAAAAGATATAGAACTTATTCAGAAACATATATCAGTTCTTGAGAATAAAATCAAAGACAAAACTTCCGTGGAAACTAAAAGAAATAAATTGATTTCTATAGAATCTAAAATAGAAACAAATTTAAAGAAGTTGAAGAAAGATTCTGAATTTTATGAAATTAACGATAGTTGCCCGACTTGTAAACAATCAATAGATCAAGAACATAAAGAAAAACAACTAACTGGTAATAGAATTAAGCTTGAAGAATTTAATACTGGTTTGGAGAAACTTTCTTCTGATGTCGTTTCGTTAGAACAAAGGTTATTGGAAATTAAAAATATTAATAACCATATACAAGAGCATCAATCTGAAATTGTTAGGATAAATGCTTCTATTATAGCCATTCAAAATTACATCAAAAAAGAATTAGTACAAATAAATCAAATTTCAGAAACTTTTGATAATTTCGAAGAAAATAATGAAAGGTTAAATTCTTTGTTTGGAGAACTATCTAAATATGAGGTTGTTAAAGAAGAATTAACAGAAACTAAAAGATACTACGATTTTTCTTCGGTTTTGCTTAAAGATGGAGGTATTAAGACTAGGA